AAACATTTGACCCTGCAAAAACCAGTATGGTTGAAAGCAAGTTACAAAAAGCAGGATTCAAAAAACCAGCAGCAAAAGCAATGACAGAAGTATTGTTAACAGTGGCTGATGCACAAGGTATAGACCCGTTAGACTATTTTGATGTTAATGAAAATTCACTTAACCTTACTGTTGATGCATACAATGCAATGAATAGTTTACGACCAATAGGAAGTCGTGTTGGTATTGCTGTTCCAACTGTAAACAGTAAAAGCAGGGTCGCAGGCCTAATCCAGCCATGAGTAAATTCGCTCAGGGTGTTTACGAAGTAGTAAACACGCCTAAGTACGCCGGCAATAAAAAACCATATTATAGAAGTAGTTGGGAACTAGCCTTTATGCGTATGTGTGACGCACATCCTAACATAAAAAAA